GCTGAGACTGGTTTCTCCGGCAAAACCGGCTTGTCAGGTGCTGTTGCAGACAACGTTGACATGTATGGCGAAATTTCGTTCGCTAAGTATGAAGACGTTGATGCAGGCTATGGCCTGAAGGTCGGAGCTAAGTACAGCTTCTGAGCTAGTCTCCAATAGGGAGACACCTTACCCCTTTCCTGTCCTCACACCAGGGAAGGGGCTTTTTATTGCACAACTAATCATGCAAAAGGTTTTCAACGGACTGTCTGTCGCGTCGTTCACGATGTCAGTGGGCATATTGATCGGATCAACGATGCTTTACACGCGCATCCCATCAATCACCAAGCACTACATAAGTGAGCTAAAGCTAGAGCTGACTCAGTTAGTGACTGACATGGTTCCGGGCAAAATAGACGACGTTTTACCTGAATTACCGACATCAACAGGTCCATCAGTCGAGCTTCCTAAGTCACCTTTCTGACTGTATGCCTGACATTCCGGATATACAGATCCGAAGAATTGAACCGCGAATAATTCCTGAGCCATACGTTTACGCTCCACCGATAACAGCAGAGTTACCACCTGCTCCGATTTATCAGGTGCCTGGTTGTGCCAACGTCCATAGGGATGCACAGCTCAACCCATCGCTGCTTCGTGATGATCCGAATGGCACTGGAACGGCTTGTCCTGAAGGCGAAATGCCAAGTTATAACCCGATGGATTGGAATCCACGGGATCTAAGAATTATTGAAGCAGCTCCTGTTCAAAATCAAGAGCAAGAAAAGCCACCAGCAGAAACAAAACCACAGAAGCCAAACCCACCGTCAGAAAATAAAAAGCCAGAAATCGAATGCCCTGCTGCAGACGCTGCAGAGATTGGCACACTGTCACCTGATGGCCGCAAGATTCTTGAGTCCTACGAGTTAGTGGATGGCGTTTGCAAAGAGGTCTATCGAAACGTGCCAGTAACGGAGCAGTTGATCAAAGCTGTTCCATCTCCTTATGAAGCGGCGCAAACCGCAAGCATTGCCGTGCTTGCTACTACTGCCGCATTAAGCACTCCATTTCTGCTGCGTATCGTCAAGCCGCTGGTCAAAAAAGTAATTACGAAACTAAAAGAGGTCGTAACCCGTAAGAAGGAAAATCGCCCTTCTACTTTTGAGCGTCAGAAGAATCAGCGGAAGGCGCGGAAATAGCGTGAATATGTGGGATCACCTTTTTGGGTGGAACGTAAACCACAATGTCTTCGCAAACCTGAGCGTATCGACTGCCTGGTCTGAATTGGATTCTTGATTCAGCTAGCTGCCCACATTGTTTGGCGCGGAACAATTCGTACTCCAGCCGTTTTGTTGCCAGCAACTGCTGTTGCAGCTCAATGTTTGTTTCTACGGCGCGTTTACATCTAGCGGTTAGGCCACCATCCAATGGCATCGAAAACGTTGCTGTTATGCCGTAGTTGACTGATCTACGATCTTTCTCAAATCGCGGCATCTCTGAGTAGTAGAGCACTTTGCCTGGAGAATCTGGCTCGCCGTTATCGTCTGCATCAGCACTTGAGTAGACAGGCGTTCTGGTTATTGATTGATGGGGCAGGTCAAAGTTTCGGCTAGATGTGACAAACGGGCTGAGCGATAACGTAGGACCAGGGCACTGAATACCTTGACTCATCCGATATATAGGATGTGGTCCAGTCATCATCTGATAGGCGTTATTAACGACTGAACCGCTTGATGTGCTCGATGGATTTGCCACTGTTGTGTTGGCTTGAACCGGTCCACCAAATGCAGTAATTACTGCGAGAACACCGACTGCGACTCGGTTACGCTTTCGGTTTGGATAGTGCGTTGGATCGTAGTTACTGCATCTAAGCCTGGGGCCATGAATGATTCGGTAAGGCTCCAGCTTGAGCCGGGGTTGATTACTTGCCATTGGGGCTTAGTTTCAAGGTTTGGGCTTGTCCATGAAAAGTTGACTCCACCAACTGTCTGATTGTTCGTGACGGTAGCGTCAGGCGAGATAGGAATATCTCCAACAGTTTCGACATTATGACCTGCCGCTGAATAAGAATATCCGGTTCTGTAGTTATGGCTGGTGATGGATTCTTGAATGATTGTTGTGGATTCAGTGCGGGAATTTAGTTGGCCTTGAGTGAACTGCGGCACGATTGGTGCGGCCAAAGCAGAGCTAGGCAACAACAAAACCAGCGCCCAAGCTCTAATCAATTTCAAGTGACATCTTGTTAGACAGGATTGCACTTGTGCCCGCTCCACCTGCCGTCACACTCATAATGCCGCTTGAAAGAGCCGTTGCAGCTAAGGTCGATTTAATGCCTCCAGAACCAGTCACGACTTCGCCGTATGTCGGAAGGTCGTCAACGGTGCCAGTGGTGGCAGTCACCTCAGTAGCTGCACTTATCGTGTCGCCAACCACTGCTGACTCACTAAATGAGAAAGCAGAACCGGCGGTAGTCACCGCATAATTCGTGTCAACCATGGCTGGAACGCCACTAGTCAGGCTGCCAAGATTCAGGCCGCCAATGGCCCCACTGGTTGTGGTGCTACCACTGGTGACGCTTGGTGTCACATTTGAGCCTGATGCGCTGTAGGTAGAACCGATTCGTTTGGCTGAGCTGTAAGCCTGATCAATGCTGATCTGAGCTGATTGCGTCAAAACATGATTGATGTCAGCCAACGCAGGACTTGCGGCAAAAAATGTTAGACAGGATACAAAGAAAAAACGTCTCATTTTGGCTTGGACGTAGTTGTTTCCTTGATTGTAGGGTCTTCTTTCTTCTTGCCATTTTGGCGTTTGATGTTGACCCCTACGGAACTCAACGTCCCAGTCAACAAACTTGCGGGGAAAGTTGGATCCATGGCTTTGACGTGACCCAAGTAATTAAGGGTCAGCATTGCAATCGACCACGTAAGAACAGCAAGTTTCACAAAATCCGCCAATGGCGTTGATTCTGGCTCTTGCTCTTGCTTAATCTGTTCTTCTGCCATGATGAGTTCACGCTATTGGTCGAATGGTGGTTGAAATCTGGGCTGCTGTTGCTGGGGCGTCAATAGGCGTAGCGGCTTCTGGCATCAAAGGAGCCAACCGCGAAAACCAGCATGGACGTGATTCCCTGGTGCGCCTCACAAGTGCTGTAGACAATTTAGCGTCACGGATGGACGTGCTCCACGCTGACCTGCGCGTTCGAGACCAGGAATTGTTCGCCCGCATATCAACGCTGGAACAAGATGTAGCGAGGCTTGAGGGACACGCCAACAGGAATTAGACTTTTTGCACACACAGTGATCCCATGGTTTTACTACTAAAGCCAATTCTGTTCGGATTCATCAAATCAAAGGCCGTAAAACAGTTACTGCTTGACTGTCTGGTCAAGATCAGCGAACAGACTGATAACGAGCTAGACGATGTGGCCTGCACGTATCTCAAGAACCTGCTATTTCCGACCGAAAGGGTAGAAAAGTAGTTTTATGCCATCCGTGTTAGCTGTCGTGATCAGCGTTTTGATTGTCGTCCTTGGTAGCGGCGCAATGTTTATGACTGGCTTTGCGGCTAGGCACACGCCATGTTCTCCGGCATTATCCAAGTAGTTTTGCTGTCGAGCGTTGCTGTGTCGTTGAGTCTGCTGCCCTTCTTCAAGTGGTTTAGAGAAACACCGCACCAAATGGCAGCGATTAAGCAGTTGGAGGATTCGATTACCGATCCAGCATTGCTTGATGAAGAGGCAGAGTGGTTCCAGACTTGGAAGACCACAGGCCGCAGCGAACAGGTTTATGGCGTTCCGTATTACAACCAGTTAGACAGCCGCACTGGTTACGGTTACAGAGAATGTTTTGATGCAGCAGCTGCCATGGTTGCGGCTTTTCACGGAGTCGTTAAAAATCAAGACGAGTATCGACAGGTGCGCCGAAGGTTTGGCGACACAACCGAAGTTCATTCTCAAGTGTCTGCGTTGAGGGCTCTTGGCCTAGATGCCGAGTTTCGCAACAATGTGAGAGTGGAGGATATTGAGATCGAAATCGACGCAAATCGTCCGCTTGCTATTGGTTGGCTGCACCGTGGAAATTTTGCTGAGGGCAAGCCTGCCGTTTGTGACAGTGACGGATGTGGTCATTGGAGCGTAATCGTGGGATACAACAAAGACGAATTTATTGCCATGGATCCGATGGGTAAGCCATATATGGAGACTGGCGGCCATAACCCCAGGAGGTCAGGGGAACTGATCAAGATGTCGCGGCCTGCTTTCTACCAACGCTTTTTGATTGAGGGTGAAGCTTCTGGTTGGGCCATATTTGTTGATCGATGAACTGGGGCTATATCACGGCGTTTTGGACGACAGTCGTGATGAACTGTCTGCATCCCTTGAACTGGGAGGCATGTTTACCAGTGCAGGACTGGTTATTTCCTGCCGTGCATGATTACATTCGGTTTAGGACAGAGGAACCTTATGCTTCCGAAAGACGAGCCTTACGACTCATTCAACGAAACGATGGATTGGATGGTGGTGGAACAAAGCCTTGAAGAAGAATTGACACTAGAGCGCAGCATTAGGTCTATAGAAGACTGCGACAACATCGATGTCCTATCTCAACTATGTGTTGCTATGGCCCGTCAGCAATGGCACCAATCTAAGCTCCTCAAGCAAGCCGTTGGCCGCATTGCCCTGATGGACGCCGTGCTTTCTGGCGTAGAGCAGCCTGTCTAAAAGATTTTTCAAGCGTGGTTAGCTTTGGGTTGGATTCGTGCATAGTCTCCCGTACACGATTTTGAGCTGCGCTAATGACTTCCATTGGCCTAGTCGTCCAATTTGGGTTTGCAGCCATGGCTTAGTTACTGAGAGTTGGTCTCATCGCAGTTATAGATCTGGGCAGGCAGCCCGTCATAGATATTGCCTGCCCAATTTGTAAATCAGAAGCTCATAGATCCGGCGTCTTGCTTGGGAGGCAATGTGAAGTCAGAAACGTTCAGCTCCAGACTCTTGCCCTCGTTGCCGTCCTTTTTCTCATAGATACGCACTTTGGCTGAACCTGCAACGGTGATGCGATCTCCTTTGTGCAAGTAGTTCATCACGGTGTCGGCTCGCTTGCCCCATACAGAGCAATCGATCCAAGTGGTCTCATCTTTGCCGGTGCGTGCGGCGATGCTGAAGCTGGCGACTTGAGTGCTGCCTACTTCCTTCAGTTCAGGGTCACGGCCGAGATTGCCGTGTGCGGTCATGTTGAGCATTTACTTGAAAAATTTGGTGATAATGATGGTCAGTGCCTGGTTGGCGTTGTACTCGCGAGACTTCATGAAGTGCCGCAGTTTGTCGGCTAGCTCAGGGTCCAGCCGAACTTGAAAGTGATTAGGGCGGCGCTTGTCGTCCGCCACGGCTTGTTTCGTC